TTTTGATGTCACTGTGAATGGAATGCTAATGTATTGCCAATCACCTGTTCCTGTAACCTCTAACTCTCCCACTCCGTTATCAAGCCCAACCTCGATATTAAACACCTCTCCGGCAGTTGCCTTGACGGATGCCGTAAATATGAAGTTGTTGTGTCTTGCCTTGATTGGAGTACGGATGTATTGCCCTAACAGCGATGCATATGTGCTAGATGTTAATGGCCCAAATGTATACTTTGTACGACTACCGCCAGATTCTCCAGTGCCGTAGTTTGTTGTTAAAGACACGTTGCATGGTTCATCCGAAGCGAAATACCATTCGTACATTCCGGCATTTTCACTGATTGCAGATGTGTTTCCGGTAAATGCAAGTAGATTTCTACTGTATCCGTACAGGTATGATGTCGAGTCTGGGAAACCTAGCCTTACCCGATATACGTTTGTGCCATTTGTTGGGATATATCCGGCAGAAAAGTACATTTTGGATTGAGATGAAACAAAGTAATTATTGTATGTGAGAGGATATCTTTGTACATCTCCTACCTCAAACCTCTCTTGTTCAAAACTCATTATCCGCTAGTCTCCTCTTCTCTGTGTTTTACTAACTTGAATGTCAAGTTGCCGTTAGATTGTGGGAAGAATGCATAACTTCCAAGCGTTAAGGAATTAAGGATTTCCGCATTGGTAATGGTCAACTTATTTGAATTAAAGTATGCCACAGTGATCCCATTTTCAAGGAACTCGATTTGGTCATTCGTGATATGTAGCGTAATTGCGCTGTCCGTCCGTCCAATTGTGATTCCGTCACTGTCAAAGGACAGATATGTGGTCAGCCCTTCAATATAGCTACCCATGTAGACTTCGCCAGTATCTTTGTTTGCGGAAAAGGTTACATTTCCTTCCGCATCCTTTACCTCGATTGTTCCTGTGGTAATCCAATCGGCATTAATCCCAACGGCCTGTACGATTCTTGTGATCAGGTCACCATAGCTAGTCGCACCGAAGTTCCATGTCTGTCCACCATCCGAAGAAACACCAAAAGCATTCTGGGTCAACCGCCAGATGATATCAGACTCAGATAGCTGCGGTTTATTGTGCCAATTATACTGCGTTTCGCCAGTCTCAGAATCGGTCTGCTCTGTGTAATAGAGTCCAGGTGCGCTCTCCTCTAGGTACTGTTGGATAGTTTCCAGAGCCTGTTCTCTATCTGTACGTTCGTTGATGATTTGCTCACGTAGTTTGACATAGTTTTTCGTCTCTTGGCTATATCTTGTTGCGGAATTTTTGCTTGGAGTCGCTGCTGCGGAAACCGTGTCCTGTTTGTCTCCGGCCTTAAAGTTAGTCCGTGAAACAATGATTCCGTACTGATGACCTTTTCTGTCAATGACCGTAGCAATGTCTCCGGCCTCAAATGACGGATCGCTCGGATGGGATACCTCTGCCTTGCGGAATTTAATTCCAATCAGAGCATCGCCCATGAAGTTCGCAATCGTCTGAGCATTTTCTGGAGTGACAAAGGGATTATCTTTGACGGAAAGCATGTAACCATCTGTTCCGATAGTGATAATTTTGTCCTCTGTTCCGCTACTCTCCTCTCCCTCAACCTCTTCCTCATATTCAAGAGAAATTCCGGTTACAACAACATCATCTGTCGAAACCGTGAGCGAATATGTCGAAGTGATAGCATGGTAGCCTGTGCCAGATGCGAATGAACCACCGTCATAATTGGTTATCTCATTATATGAGAAATTACCACCGTCTGCGGTATCTCCGTCAGTAAAAAGGAGTGTACCGCCATCTAGGGAATCCGAAACAAGATTGCCAAGTGTCGAGAAATCGTACCATACGAATTCAAGATATCCGTCACGATTCACCCTAGCATTCATACAGGCAATCTGAGCGCAAGCACAAATCACATCCCTGTATGTCAGTTTCTCACCTGTCGGACGAGTATTAATCACATAGTCGGAATGGTTGAATGTCAGTGCATTATTATTGACATCGCACATGGAGCATGCATCCGCAATGATCTGCCGTAATGATGCCGGATAATGGAGATTGCTGCTGTCATATGGCATATCGAATTTTGACATCAAATCCAACAGGCCAAGACTAATCATCACTCCGTTGTACTCTGGCTCATCTACGATGTATGTTCCTTTGCGGATTTTCTCCACAGTTCCGTTCAATTCAAGTCCGATGTACAGAACTACAGAAGCCCTGTCGAAGTCATATTCGGAATAGGTATCATAGATGTTGTTAATGACAAGAGTAGCACCGCCAATGATAGCTGTGCCAAATTGGAACTCACTGTCATCAGACACCGCATCCTCGATTGAAAATCCACCGTCCCAAATTTCGCTGTTTGTCAGATTAAGAACCGTGCCGTCCAGAAGTGTGATGTCCGCATAGCACAGGTAATTCCTGTTGTCATTGGCTAACGCCTCTTTAAATGCTGTCGAGAGATTTATCAATTCATATCACCTCTCAATCAGATTAAAAGAGAGTTTTTCCATCAGCTTGTTGTTCGTTGTCCAGATTTTGAACGGAGCAGACCTGTCACCAACATAAAACTTCTTCGTGATGACCTTTCCGGCAAGCGGATCTGGATATGTGACATCTACGTACTCTGGATTAAACGCATTGACGATTGCCGATGTTTCCGCAAAACTAAGTCCGTTCCATGACAGGTTTAGAGTGATCTTTTGTGCCACCCTGTCCTTATGCATCAAGGCATCCTGTGTTCGTCCGGCTGAATCCGCAGATACATCTTGCAATCCCCAAGTTAATTCGGACGGAGTTTTAATTGCCACTCCGTCAACTTTCAGCATTGCCATTTGCGTTTCTCCGTATATTAAGAAAAGGGGCATCCCTGTTACAGGACACCCCTCAAATCAAACTGTTGCTGTCGCAGAAAACCTGCGGTTATATTTTTGCTCTCCCCTTCTCACTGCACGGTAAAGTGTATCTTCACCGGCCTTAAGAGTAAATTCGATTACAGGACCATCTCCACCAGACCTACTATCTGCGGAAATCAAGGCTTCCATGACACCTTGTTTGATACCTTCGATAATCTGTTGGTTATTTGCAACAACGCTCTTGCCATTGCTGAATCGTCCGGCGATCTCGCCTCGGTTCATGTAGAACGGCCCTTCTTCTGGGAAACCACCAGTGGCGTAGTAGTTGACATCGAATCCATTCGGATACCGGAATTTCCTTCCCTTGAACTCAACCTCGCCCCAAGACAGGGAGAGATGTGGCATTGCCGGAAGACTAATCCTCGGAAGGGACCATGACAGATTTTTTATGTAACTTACCGCACCACTCAAGGCCTGGGTAATCGATGCACCGATATTATTAAGGTTGCTCGGCATTCCAATCTTCGGCAGATTCAACTTGATTCCATTGAAAGTCCGTTTGATGCTCCCTATGGCTTTATCGATATTGTTACTAGCAGTATCGATAGCATTGCTCATATTTTTCTGGAAACCATCAAAGGTTGTCTTTACGGAACTAGTTGCTGAAGCCCATCCAGTTGTGAACTTGTTCTGGATTGACTTTACGTGATTCGCAACATTGTCCTTCGCCGTGGACATCTTGTCGGACATGCTCGACTTGAAGTCATCGAAGGTTGATTTTACACCAGATTTGGCTGTTGACCATCCGTCAGTAAAGAATGCCTTGATGTCATCAACACGAACATTTGCATCCGATTTTGCGGAATCAAGACTGCTCTTGATGTCGGTTCCGATGCCACTAAACGTAGTTCCGATTTTAGAGGACACAGGCCCCCATCCCGTGGACAGGCTTTCTCGGATTCCGTCTGCGGAGACTTCTGTAACGCCTCTCGCTCCAGCTACCGATTTGCCCATCTTGCCAAGAGCATCTGCTGCTTTTTCCTTGACGTTTTCGAAAGTATCTGGGAGTTTTGCAAATGCGCTTCTCACAGCCTCGCCATGTTCCGTGCCTTTTTCACCAAGGTTCGCAAAGAAACCTATGATTTCCTTAAACGTGTCTCCGATAAATCCAACACGGTCTTCAAAGAACGAACAAATGGCCTCCCATCCGCTGTTCCATCTCTCGGCAAAACCTTCAAAGTATTCGCAGATACCGTCCCACAGGTCAGCAAAGAATTGCTTTACAGATTCCCAGTTGCTCTTGATCCACAGGATTCCAACAGCGAAAACTGCAACGATTCCGGCAACGGCAGCTGCTATCAGCGCAGGGACACCAGCTACAACGGCAACGAACGCAAGCACGGCAATTCCGGCAACCATTATGATGCTCTTTACCATGCTGAATCCGCTATTCCATTGCGAGACGAAACTCCATACGGCTGCAACTGCTCCACCAAGTGCGAGTGCCACAGTTCCGATAACCGTAACTACAGGGCCAATTGTAGCAGCTAGGGCTTCAAACAGAGTACCTGCACCACCGGCAGCTAGGGCAAACGCCTCGGCCAATCCAGGGCCAAGGATTCCGGCAGCGTATGCTGTGATTTTTCCGGCTAAAGCACCCAACAGCATTTTAGCCATGTGCGGTACTTTGGAAACGATGACAAGTCCGATAATGGCAAGCCAATTGATCTTGAAGAATGCCTGTCCGATTTTGTCTGCAATCTCTTCCCAATTGATGTTGTCAATCGCAGTGATTACGGTATCCCAGACACCCTCGACAAAAGTATTGATTGCCTCTGTTGCCTTGTCGATATCCAGATTCTCAACGAAACCATTAATTCCGCTTGCAATCGAAAGCCCAAGATTCGACCAGTTGAAGTGCCTAGCAAATGAAAGCACAAATTCAAAAGCCGTGTTCAGCGCATTGGCGATTGTCCGTCCAATCTCATAGAAAGTGTCCGGCCTGATAAGTCCGTTAAGGAAAGATGCAAGGCCAAAGCCAAAGTCTCTAGCACCTTGGTAGACCTCTTCCCAATCAATTCCACGGAGCATATCACGGAGCGTGGTGCTTATGCGGTAACCAAGTTCGTACAGCGAATCGATGTCCGATTCGAACATCTTCTTGGTAGATTTAATGGATGCGGTAACAGCACCATCAGCAGCACCGCCACCACCGCCACCACCGGCTCCACCACCGCCACCGCCACCACCGCCACCACTAGACGGATCTTTCTGTTCTCCGAAATCAAGAACATGCAGTTCATCAAATGATAGCAGTTTGCGTTTTAGCTTGTCGGCCTCTTTTCCGGCATTCTTAAGTCCACCGCCAGTACCACCGGCATTGTCTGCCAAGTCTCCGGCAGCTTCAGCAGCACCGCCCAAACTATCCGAAATACCAGAAGCGGAGATTTCAACTTCCCATCCAAAGATTTTTCCAAGTGCATTAAGCACCTGTTCCGCAAACGATGTGACCGCTTGCAGAATGCTGTTCAAGCCGGACAGGAAAGGCTTAAAAGCATTAATTAGGCCAGTACCGATAACAGCAGATAGCTGTTGATAAGCCTGTTTTAATTGGACAACCTGGTTGTGCCAACTTCCGGCTGTCCTTTCGAAGTCACCTTGTATGTTGGCTGTATTCGCCATTACATACTGGTATCTCAACAGGGTTTTTTCTGCCTGTGTCATTGCCGACATATCGGCATCAAGTCCGTGTGCAAGAGCATACTCTTGGAGCGTGGCCTGTGTAAGGTCAAGTCCGTATTGTCTCAATGCTCTTGACTGTCCGGCCATTACACCGGATTGCAGTGCAGATGCGATTTCGGATTGCCCAGTGTTGTAGAACGATGCCATATCTGCCGTCAATTTGGTCAGATTTACGGACATGTCCGCAAGCGAATCCGATGTAGCATCGTATCCGGCAGCAACACCTTCCATCGATGTCGGCACTCCGTTAAGGAAGTTAGTGGCATTCTTAACTTGGTCACCAGTAATTCCCATCGCCATGCCCATCGCTTGAAAGCGAGAAGCATAGGTTTTAGCGGAAAGTTCGGCCATGCCAAACTTTTGAGTGGAGTCTTGGACGAAGTCATCCAGAACACCTCTCATGCCGTAGAAAGTGTTGTCTACAACATTCTCGACCTCGGTAAGGTCACTGGCAACATCAATCATGTTACCGACCGCACCGACACCTCTCCGCAGTAACCAGAATCCAGCATAGAGTTTGCCAAGGGTTCCGGCAAGCGAAGTAGTGCTTCTGGCTGCACGTTGAGATCCGTCACCAAAAACCTTAAATCCAGAACTCGCACTGGATGCATTTTTGGAGAGTTGACCAAGCCTAGATGACAGCATGGTCAGCGGAGTTCCACCGACAGAGTTAAGCGCACCTTGCAGTTTTACAAGACTAGCAGAAAGTTTATCAACAGAGTTTCGTGCTGATGTGGTATTGGCCTTGATAGTTACTGATAACGTTTCAAGAGAGGCCATTGTCCCACCCAACTTTCTCGGTTAAGCAAACAAAAGATTACTCTTGATTTTCTTCCTTTATCTGCTTGTTAATATTAAAGTTTGCTTGCATGATGCTTAAGGCGAGGAACAGATTGTTGATGTGTTTCTGCTTTTCCTCTTCCGTAAGCTGTTTGCCTGTTGCCTCTCTCATCTTCTCCTTGACAGGCTCTTCCTCTGTGAAAGGCTTATCACGGTATTTGTGATGACCGTGCTTGGAGAAGACGTTTGCCATAACAGTTGTAAATGCCTCATAGACATATGCACCCATCAACCACATCTCTTCATCTTTGCGCTTCTGCTTGATGTTGTATGCTTCGATGTATGGCTTCATCCTTCGGGGATTCATTTCCCAAAAAGAGTCCTCGGCAATTCCCAATGCAAGCGCATGTGGGAGCCATTCAGCTTCGTACATCTCTCGCTGAGATTTGTACTGTTTTACTTTTTCTTTTTCGGCTCCTCTGCCGGAGTTTCCTTCTCTGCTGTCTTGCTGAGTGCCCGAAAAAAATCCGACTTTTCCATCTCCTCGGACATAGCACTCATGACAGACTCGAAGTTACCACCCGACACGATATGTAACTCCATCTGCTTTCCGGCCTCTTCAAGGGACGATCCCATGCACATCGCCAGATAAGCCCGAACGATGGTCATCGGTCTTTCACCCATCTTGGCAATGTCGATGCCGAAATCCTCAAGATCACAAATGAAGTTGAATGTGAACGGCTTGGCGATATAAGTCTCTCCGTTCACTGTAAATGTGTTTGCCATATTATTTTTCCTTTCCCTGGATAAACACCATGTTTTCTAGATAAAAAGGGAAAGGGCCACCCCTAAGGATGACCCTTTATAAACTGGTTGATCAAGTACCGCTTGCCTCTGTTGGCTCGATTGCGGTATCCATGCCTTTGTATTCCTGGATGGTGAACGTCAGTTCAATGGTCTGGAGTTCGTTCTGACCCATCTCCGGCATGGGAAGGTGAAGCGGAGGCTGTGCGACTACGAAGAATGCCTTGGTAAGGCTCGGAGCCCAAACCTCAAACCACATATTCTTGTTCGCTGCTTTCGCAGTGGTGTATGCG